AAAACGGAAACTACAATGTTCCAAGGATTTGCTGCCAATGTTGGTGAATTTAACGGATATGAAACATTACTAGCAGGTGACGGAACAGTTGTTGATGTGGCTGCAGTAGGTGGTGGAGTTGACGCTGCGAACGTCATCGCAGAACTTTCTAGGGTTGTCGATGCAGTACCTTCTGCATTGTACGGCAAAGAAGATTTGTTCATTTATATTCCTTCAAGTATTGCTAAGTTCTATGTTCAAGCATTAGGCGGTTTTGCAGCAGCAGGATTAGGTGCTAATGGTGTTAACAACATGGGAACACAATGGTGGAATAATGGATCATTAACTGTAAATGGAGTTAAGGTATTTGTAAGTCCCGGACTTGCTAATAATAAAATGATTGCTGCTCAAAGAAGTAACCTATTCTTCGGTACAGGTTTGCTTAACAATATGAACGAAGTGAAAATTATTGATATGCAAGATATCGACGGTTCACAGAACGTTCGCTTTGTAATGCGCTATACCGCAGGGGTTCAGATAGGGATCGGTGCAGACATAGTTTATTACTCGTAAATAAATTAAAAATCAAAAAAGTGGATAGGTGGAAATTCTATCTATCCCTTTTTTTTAAACTAAAAAAACTATGGCTTGTAACGTAACCGCAGGAAGATTATTGCCCTGCAAATCAGCATTCGGAGGAGTAAAGGCAGTATATTTTGCTACTTTTCCCGTCGAAGCTACTATTGAAATATCAGATGCTGCTACTTTAAATGAAGTAACAGGTTTTACAGGTTCTCCTGTTTGGTTTAAGTATGATACAAAAGGAAATTCTAGTCTTGAAACTACCATCACAAGTAGTAGAGAAAATGGAACTACTTTTTATACCCAAACATTGAATCTAACATTAACATATTTAGATAACCTTACCAAAAATCAAGTTCAACTAATTGTGGCAGGAAGACCTGTTGTAGTAGTAGAAGATTATTATGGTCATTTATTCCTTTGTGGATATGAAAATGGAATGGATGCAAGTGGAGGAACTATTGTAACAGGAACCGCTGCAGGAGACTTAAGCGGTTTTACTCTTGTTATGGAGGGAATGGAAGAAACTGCTCCTTATTTTGTACAGTCAACGGCAGGAATTACTGCAGCAGCTAGTCCAATTAATCCAACACCTGCAGCTTAATTATCATTAATTTATTTTAAAAGCATTCCTTTCTAGGGGGTGCTTTTTTTTTGCTTTATATTTATTTAAACTCAAATTTTATCATAAAAATGCAAGAACTACACAATCAAATCCAAAATCTAGAAACTCAATTAACAGGAAACCTTTTTAATGACATGGAAATAAGAGATAAAATACACAACCTTAAAATGAAATTAAGCGGTTCTAAACCTAGTTCTTCTGAAATTGATTGTGTTGGATGTGGTTCTTAAAACAAAATACACAAAAAATATCGTTACTAAGTTATGGTTATAGTTACAACATCAGCAACCGCACAAACTTTTAAGGTAATACCTAGAGATTACACTTTAACTACTTTCAATATGACTATAAGAGATGATTCAACAAATGTAAGTGTAGTCTATAGCATTACAAACGCAAGTGTTTCGGGTAATTATGTGACCTTTCAAAATACTTTTAGTCCTGTTTTGGTATCAAATCATTTTTACGATTTTAAGTTGACCTCGGGAACAGACATAATATTTAAAGACAGAATGTTCTGTACTGATCAAACAATTAACCAAGTAAACAATGATTACTATAAAATAAACGAAGGTCAATTTACCTCAGATGATTCCTTTAATAACGAATACATAGTTACATGAAAAGAAATAAAAAATTACCTAAAGGTGTTTTACCTAGTGGTTCAGTTTATGGTGTTGTAAATCTAAGTACCTATACCTCTCCCGAAATAGTAGAAGTCGCAAATAAGGATTGGGTTGCTTATGGAGAGGATAACAATTATTTTCAGTACTTAATTGATCGTTACAATGGCAGTCCAACAAACAACGCTGCCATCAATGGAATTAGTCAAGCAATCTATGGGAAAGGCTTAAGTGCTACAGATGCAAATAAGAAACCCGATCAATATGCACAAATGATTTCCTTATTTAATAAGGATTGTGTGATGAAGGTTTCTTACGATTTGAAACTAATGGGTCAAGCAGCTATCCAAGTAATCTACTCAAAAGATAGATCAAAAATTGTAGAGTTAGTACACCTTCCAATTGAAACATTGAGGGCAGAAAAGGCAAATGAAGAAGGTGATGTCCCTGCTTATTATTATTTCAAAGATTGGGCAAATATTAAACCTAGTGAAAAACCATTAAGGATTCCTGCTTTTGGAATGTCAAAAGAAGGCATAGAAATTTATTACATCAAACCCTATAAGGCAGGGTTTTATTACTATAGTCCCGTAGACTACCAAGGAGGATTACAATACGCTCAACTCGAAGAGGAGATAAGTAATTTTCACATCAACAACATAATGAATGGTTTGTCTCCTAATATGTTAATTAATTTTAACAACGGCACCCCAAACCAAGAAGAAAGGGAATTACTAGAAAGTAAAATTGCAATGAAATTTTCGGGTAGTTCAAATGCAGGTAAATTTATTCTTGCTTTTAACGATAACGCAGAAGCAAAAGCAGATGTAACTCCAATACAAATATCAGATGCTCACAATCAGTACCAATTCCTATCTTCTGAATCTACACAAAAGATATTAGTTGCTCACAGGGTGGTTTCTCCAATGTTATTAGGAATCAAGGATGGTGTTGGTTTAGGAAATAATGCTGATGAAATAAGGACTGCAAGTCTGCTGATGGACAATACGGTTATTAGACCTTTTCAAGAACTTTTAATTGATGCTTTTGATTCTTTATTAGCTTATAATGAAATATCATTAAATCTTTACTTTATTACTCTTCAACCATTAGAGTTTACAGAAGTAGATAGGTCAATTCAAGACAAAGAAGATATAGAAGAAGAAACAGGAATTGAAATGAGTAAGCAGATAGACGGAAAAACTGCATACGATACAATAGAAGAAGCCGAAAAAGTAGCTGAAGAAATGGGTTGTGAAGGACATCACGAACATGAAGTTGATGGTGTTGTTTATTATATGCCCTGCGAAAGCCATAATGAATCTTTAGATGATTTTCTGTCATTAGGAGAAGATGAGGATGAACTTTTAGATAAGTATGATTTAATAGATGTTTCAGAAGTTAATTATGAAGCCGATGATATCTTTGATGAAAACATTAGAAGGTTAAACGAACCATCATTATTAAAAAAAATAATAAACTTAGTCAGTACAGGGAGAGCAATGCCTTGGGCAAGAGATTCAAAGCAAGATGGAGGAACTAAACAAGATGAAAATTTAAAGTTCTTGGTTAGATATCAATACGCTCCTTTAAAAGAAACAATAAGTGAGGTAAAAGTAAAAGGGAAGAAAGTTAAACAAAATGTGACTAGAGAGTTCTGTAAAAAAATGATTAAGGCTAAGAAAATATATCGAAAAGAAGATATAGTTGCCTTAACAGACAGACCTGTAAATCCCGGACTTGGTGTAGGTGGTTCTGAAACCTATTCTATTTGGTTATACAAAGGAGGCGCTCGTTGTTATCATAAATGGTTTAGAAAGACGTATGTGCTTACTGAAGGAGTTAAAGCTAGAAGTGAGGTAACCACAAAGGAGGCTCGGTCTAAAGGCTTTAGAGCGCCTGTAAATGACCTCCTCGTGCCTGTTGCTCCTAAAGATATGGAATACAAAGGATACACTAAGGAATATTGGGATTCAATGGGTGGTTTTAAAAAGGATGATAAAAAGAAAAAGAAAAAATAATGGCTACAGTTTTATTCATAAATCGCACAGACCTAATTCGCAACTCAATTCTCGACGGAAATGTTGATACTGATCGTTTCATACAATTTATAAAAATCAGTCAACAGATAAATATTCAGAATTATCTAGGTAGTGAACTTTACGATAAGTTTACTTTGATTGTTGGAAATGGAGATATTAATAACGCTCCTTTTGCTGATTATAAGGAGTTGTTAAATGAGTACATTCAACCAATGTTAATTTGGTTTGCTCAAGTAGACTATTTTCCATTCGCTGCGTATCAAGTTAAAAATGGAGGAGTATTCAAGCACACATCAGAAAGCGCTGAAACAGTAAGTAAAAATGAAGTTGATTATTTAGTTGAAAAAGCAAGAACACACGCTGATTGGTACTCTAGAAGGTTTATTGATTACATGACATTTAATCAGTCTAAATTTCCCGAATACACCACTAATACAAATGATGATATTTATCCAAGTTATGACGCAACTTTTAACGGATGGGTGCTTTGAGTTACAAACCGAAGAAAGAGAACATTAAAAAATTAAAACAGTTTTTATCAAAACTTAAAGACAATGGCAGTATTAACGAATAAATCAATTGCGTCTACGTACACTAGTTTGCTTTCTATTGGATCAACAAGCACAAGCAGCCTAAGTGGTAGTATTCAAGCCTTAACAGATGGCACAGGACAGTTGTCACCTTTGGCAATGAGTACCACACAAATCCAATTTAATACAAGCACAAATACGTTTAAATTTCCTGCTGATAGAGGTGCAATAAATCAGATTTTAAAACTAGCAGATGCAAACGGAACTTTAAGTTGGGCAGATGATGCTAATAGCGGAACTGTTACATCAGTAGCGTTAAGTGTTCCAACGGGATTAACTGTTACAGGTTCACCAATCACCACAAGTGGAACTATTACCATAGGTGGTACACTAGGTGTTGCTAATGGAGGTACGGGAGCAACTACATTAACGGGTATTTTAGTAGGTAATGGTACAAGTGCTATTTCAGCGGTAACTGATGGAACGGTTAGTGGACAAGTTTTATCCACTAATGGCAGTGGAACATATTCATTTATAGATGCTGCTACGGGAGATGTAAGTATAAGTGGAACACCTGTTGCTAATCAAGTAGCTATATGGACAGATGCTAGTACAATAAAGGGAGAAACGGGTTTAATTTATACTGCTGGAAGATTAGAACTTAATCAAATAGAAATAAAGGGCGTTTCACCTAAACTTTCAATTAACGCGAGTACTAGCGGTGATCCAATTCTTGACTTTCAAGACTCGGGAAATACAAAA